TGGAATGGGGCATGGGTTATGCTTGCTGGCGTGTTGTTTGGGAGGCTGGTCCTTTTGAGTGGGCCATCGGCGCGAGTTTCGCCATCACTGGCCCCTGGGGTTATACTGAGCCTCATTACAGTTTTGACCTTTGCTTTGTGGAGGCATAGATATGAATAAATATGCTCTTTATCTCCGGCTTAGTACCCAACGTCAGGGCCTTAGTGGCCTTGGCGAGGAGGCCCAGCGTGAGATCATCCGGAAACATCTGGGGACTGACGTTGAGATTATCGGCGAATATGTGGAATATGAGAGTGGTAAGCGTAGTGACCGTCACCGGAAACAACTGAAGGCCGCTCTCGAACATTGTAAGCGTGAGGGTGCGACCCTAGTCATTGCAAAGATTGACCGTCTGACCCGTAACCTGGGGTTCTTAACCAGGCTCCTGGAGCAGAACGTCCCGATCATTGCTTGCGATATTCCTCAAATGCACAACCCAGCGGCCACAAAGTTTGTATTACAACTTATGGCTAACATCGCTGAGTATGAGGCAGAACTCATCAGTGAGCGGACAAAGAATGCTCTCGCGGCCAAGAAGGCCCGTGGAGATGCTCTTGGGTGTCCTAATCCAGAACATGGAGCAAAGGCTGGTGGCGAGGCTACCAGGGCCAGTGTGATGGACTGGGCAGAAGAACTCCGGCCCGTTGTCAATGACCTTCGTCAGTATGGTTGCGATACCCTGGCAAAGGTGGCAAAGGGCCTTGAGGCACGGGGGGCTAAGACTTTCCGTGGTGCAAACAAGTGGGCACTGAGCAGTGTCCGTAACCTACTCAATCATTTGGAGGTAGCTAATGGATAACGGTAAAAAAAATCTGATGTATCACATCCTTAATAATGAGCATCACAATGAAATAGACGATGGCATAAAGCGGTACTCTTTGAAGGAGATATTTGCGTTTATAGGTGAGGCCCTGGCAGTGTTGGTATTGTTCGGGACCCTTATCTTTTTTCTGTCGATCAGTGATGGGATTGATCAACACTTAATTGAATGGATGGAGCGTTAGATGAAGCGTGAATTTTGTATAAATTGTGGTGAGGGTTCTAAAAAAACTACTACCACAGTTAAGGTTCCTTACAAAGAGCCTTACCAGGGGAATATGATTGTGGTGCTAACCAGGCACTCGCATCCCGAACACCCGAAACCCTGGACTGAATATACACTTTGGGACACTGAGACTTATGAGTCTCTGCCCTATGGTTATTTTTGTAGACTCAAATGCTGTCGGGAGTTTGCAAACGATTGTGCGGCGGCTGGATATAGGAGAAAATAAATGGTAGGCAAGCTAACATCTGACGCGATCCTCAGTGGATCAATGGCCCCTGTTCTTATGAATGAGGCCCACCCAACCTATGGCATGAGCCGCAATGACCTGATGGCCAGGATCATGAACGCTAAAGGCATGGGTTATTATGATACGCCGCAGTCATCAGCCGGAGAGGCCGCAGACTGGGGGAATGAACTGGAGGCTATGATCATCAAGAAGTCAGTCGAGCGGCTAGGCTTTGACTCATACAATGATGAAGTGACTGAGGTCTATAAGTATGATGACCTCTTCGCAGTATCCCTGGATGGCATTATCAAAAATGGCAAAAAAACTATTTCCGCTTCGGATGGTGTCATTTTGATGAACGGCCAGGAAACAATGACCCTGGAGGGGGATGGCATCATTGAGTCTAAACTGACGTCCGCGCCTTATACAGAGGTGCCACCGCCTTATAGAGGTCCCTGGCAAATCGAGATGCAGATGATGTGCCACGGGGCGTCCTGGGGCATTATAGCCACGTTATACCAGGGTACAAGGCTGGTCCTTTATGTCTATCAGGCTGACCAGGAGAAGCAAAAGCAACTGGTGGATGCGGCCAAGGACTTTTACCAACGCCTGGAGGGACCTGACTGGTATCCGGCGATGGATGGGGCTGACGCCGCTAGGACCTGGGGCAAGGGAGAAGACGACCTGGACCCTGTAAGCCTGGCCCCTATCGCTGACCTGGCCATGCAATACTATGATGCTAAGAGAGCCGCCAAAGCCGCTGAAGCCCTGGCCAAAGAGTTAGAGCCTCGGATCATGGACCACATGGCCGTGCATGAGGCCGCCTACCTTGATGATGAGTTAGGTAACACAATGTTTGAAATTAAATGGCCGACCCGTTCATTCAAGGCCCAGCCGGAGAAGACTACTCCAGCCAAGCCAGCACGGGTTGAGCGTCAGAAGTCTCTGACCATTGCCGCAAAGTGGATGGGAGAATAACAATGGTAGGTTTTTCACTTACTGAAGAAGAGTTAGATGTTGTTTATGATGCGTTAGATAAGTATTTGCCGACACCAACTGACTTATTTGGGAGTCCTGTTTTTAACATTGCTGAGGCGGCCTCTTTTGTCACCATCACTAATGTTATGCGTAAATTGCAAAGCCAAGATTTAAGATACATGGAAGAAGAAGGGACTAAACAATGAGCCTGACACCACGAATGAAAGACACCCTGGACTACATTGTCGAGTTCCAGGTTGAGAAGGGATATAGCCCTACCTTTAGAGAGATAGCAGACGGGATAGGCGTTAGTTCAACTAGCCGCGTCCAGGTCCTGGTCAATGCTCTTAAAGACCGTGGCTATATTATGACCAGGGCTGGGGGCCGGAGGATGATTGATGTCCTAAGGACCACGCCTATGGCCTTGCAAGAGTGAGGGCCTGTTCCCTTGTCTCATGGTTGCGATTAGTCCAACCCTTACCAAATGTCTCAAAGGTTGATAGCCTCTCATAAAAGTCTTGACGCCTTTGAAACATATCCTCAATCAAGCTGGCCGCATCATGTGATTTGATTGCGGTCAGTGTCATTGGACCTATGGCACCATCAGCTTTGGCCCCAACACATCTCTGGATTGCCCTGGCCGCACGTCCTGTCCCTGAGTTCACGGCCCAGTCAAAGACACTCCAGTCCACGCCGGATGGCAATTCATCGCCATTGACCTTGTTCCAATACTCCTCACGATAGATAGCCGCAACATGAGCATCAGGGATATTCCGCATGATCTCCTCAGTGATATTTGCGTCTGCATCCATCACCTCATCTAGCCACCTGGCATAGACCTTGGCCGTGATGCCCTTGTTGGTCATGCCCCCTGGGTCCTCAGGATGATTGACAAAGCCTCCCTCATGACGCAACAGCCACTGGAGACAGGTTTCAAAGTTATGATCCATACTAACTCCGCTTATAATATTTAGACACGGCGCGATTGCCGAACCAGAATGAGACGATAGCGGCAAACAAGCCCTGGGTCTCAGGACTCCACATCAGATCAACAGCATCCTTCCAATCTCCGCCGGACTCCATGACCTTGAGCATGATGACAACCTCAACAGTCACAAACATCAGGAAAAAGGCGTAAGTAATAATAGGCCTAACACTACCGCGCAGAGCGTTGACAAATCCCCCAGCGTCAATGCTTCGATCATGCTCATAGATGCTCTTTGTCTCCTGGATATCAGCTTGTTTGTCTAACTCTTGTAGCTTTAGAGCGGAGCGTTTTTCCATCAACTCCGCTTCCATCTTCATGGTCTCCAGCTTGTGCTTGTGATCCTGTCCGGCTTTGAAATAGTTTAGAACCTCCGGCAAGAAGCTGGTCCCGAACCCCAAGAGGCTCCCCAATAGACTCATCATATAACTTCATCCTTTCCTTTGCGATTGCAATTCGCGCCTTGAGATCAAATATCCTTGCGTCCATCAGTAGACCTTAACCTTCTCCGGATCAACCACCCTGGGAACGCAATAGGCCGTAACTCTATGCTGTGGTAAAACATAATCCTGGTAATTATAATTCCCATATCTGCGGCTTACTTCCTTGGCGAAATAGTTACAGGTCACAATACTGCGGAAATACATAGTTCCACTTTCCAGCCTTTGCTGATCACCAGTTCCCAAATAGACCAGGAGCAGAAAGACATCCAGCATTACTTCTTTTTCATAGCTTTCTTCTTAGCCACCATGATGATATCGGCTTTAGTGATCTTCTTTTTATCACCAGCCATAGCCGCTAGGCCCTTTTGCTTTGGTGTATATTTGCTATAAGGCATATTAACTCTCCTTTGAGGTTGGTTTGCTATTAACATAAAGCCCGAACCAGGCGGCTCCTGCGCCAACGATTACGGATACAAATCCGGCCTGGGCATTATTCGGCTCCGACAAAGACATGAACCACTGACACGTCTGATAAAAGACGACCATGTAGGACAGGATCAAGAGACGCGGAACAATGCGCCATGCGTCTAGTTTCTCTGGTGTAATCATCATTGCCCCTTTACTTTGAACATCCAGACCAAACCAACAAGAATGATGAGGCCTGTTATAATAGATAGTATAATAACAACCCATTCAATAAACTTCTGACGCCGCTCTCTCTGTCTATACATCGTCTCCTGGCGTTGCTTGCGGATTTGACCTTCCATAGCAATGAGTTCATCCCAGGCTTTTGACCCAAGGGTGAACCCCATCCATTGCTTTAACTCCGCTCTCTGGGCCTCGGCTTTCTTCTTTGCGGCAAAGGCCTCCATCGCCTCTTGCTCAATGCTCTTGCCATTAAACAGCTTCTTAAATATCGGAGGGTTCTTGGCTTCTTTCTCAGCTTGCTCCAGATCAGATAAGGCACCCATCCAACGCCCCAGGTCTGATGCCATAGACTCAATATCTCGGCCAATAGCAAAGCCCTTTTTGATTGTGTTGAAGGCAGTAGTCGCAGTGGCTATGGCTGAGACAGGATCAAGCATCACCAACCTCGGAGCATCATTGTCACCAGTAATAGGATGGTCGTGCCAGCGGAGCCAATCATAACTGTCTCAATCCGTTTGATACGGGTAATGGTCTCGCGCCACCGCTCGGCACATACGGCCTCATGAGTGTCGATCTGAGACTTTACTGCATTGACAGTCGGCTTGCTCATTTGTTTTTGCTTCCCTTAGGACGGCCACGCTTCTTGGGGGCTTCTTCCTTCTTGGGTTCTGGCTTTGGTGCGCCAGGCTTTAGATGTGGGTTTAGGTCATAAATATGTGGCATATTAAATCTCCTCAGGCCAGTCAGCTATTGGGGCATTGCCAGTTACGTTACCATCCGCATCAACAGGTGCGGTGAATAAAGCCATAAACGCCGCGTGGTCAGCCGCCGCATCTATCGCCGCCTCGATGGTGTTTGAGGCAGTACGCACCGCCGCACGATATGTCAGCGTTGCGGCTGGTACAGAATAATCAGAAACCTCACTAGCCTTGATGACCATCCAATCTGTCGCCGCAAGCAATCCACCAGCCTGTGCTTTGATGGCGGCTTTCCACTGTGACTTTAAACCCAAGACAACCATCTGCTCACCGTCTTCTAGTACAGGATTACCGTCCTCATCCACGACATTAACATCATCCAATGCCTTTGGCGTGTTGGCATCCCAGTAGAAGCGATTGTCGAATGACGGTGGTGGATCAACCCAGACGAGGCCAGCCGCAACCTTCTCAGCGTCAGACCATCTGCCCCAGCTAGTAGGGTGCTGGATGCCGTCAGCGTTCTTCCACGCCCGACCTTCTCTGATTCGTTTACCTTGATATGTCCACATAATTAACTCCTATCGGGCATTTGCAAATTTAAATGGCTGTTCGGCTAGGGCTAGATATATATAGCTACTGCCACTGGCATTAGTTGATGTAGCATTGAGGCGCAACTTGAAACCATTACTACAATAATCAGCAACATTGGCTAAAGTAGCCTCTGCGTTACTGCTTTCTGCAAGTAAATACAAATCCAAATCATTATATGGGTTTCTAGTAGAATCTTGAATAATCCAACTACCAGTAGAGTTTGTCCGTTTAATCAGCAGAAATGACGGCCGAAATCCAGTCCAGACAAATGTACCGTCTGCCGAACCATTGCCCACATAACTCCCAGCGCGGCACAGCCCTTCGGCGTTTGCGAAACAGTACCCGATAATGTCCTGACCAGAAGCATTGACATAGTTGTAAGAACCAAGAGTAAATACAGATGATGTTGGTTCTGTGTTGTTCCAAAGGATTGAAGTTGACGACCAAGCCGCAGTCGAATTCAACCTCAAATAGCCCAAATGACCAGAGCCACCATTCGCATCCTGAGCCAGCGTAGACCATTCAGTTCCACCAGCATCCATATTTTTGGTAATAATTAATCGGGGCTGGCTCGACAAACCGTGTCCAACCGTAGCCCCAGCCGTACCATTCCCAGTCCATTTTACAACACTGAACCACTTATCGCCCTGACTTGTTTCAGCCACACTCACTGTGCTGGTAATACTACCATCAGTGTTGGATACGCCTGTGCCGCCAGCTTTCCAGCCCCAACCTACATAGGTGTTTGACGAAAAGGTTGATGTGCCATAATCAAAGCCATCTGCTTCAAGAGTAAAATACCCTGCGGCTTGTGCTGATTCTGCATTTGTAAGATTGCTGTATAGAATATTATTGTCGCCACGAACATTATCAAATATCTGGTGACTCTGCGTTGTATTTCGTGCCTTAGTCCATATCCAATCGGGTGCGAACCCATAACCTGTGACTGAACCTGCAACACCTGCGGTAGCACTATACAAGACAGTATTGAAATAATCCTCTGGCGTTTCATCGTTCAGCGTGTCTATCGCACCGCTTGGCATATTGGCTGAACACAAGGATAAGAAGCCAAACGGTACGGCATACTTGAAATCACCGTAGCCATTAGCATCTACATTGCCGCCAGCCGTAGTGTTATTTGCGAAGGTGCTGTCCTGACCAAAGTTGGCTATCCAAGTGCCAGAGCCACCACCGTTGCCATTGAAGAAAGGCATATATGTTGAGTCAGTATTTGGTGATGCCACTTTATTGCCGCCAGTTGAAAAGTTTGGTGTCCCA